AGCACCAACAAATTCTTGTGGTAGCACTGCCAATAATGGTGATGCCAACACTGGAGGTGGTGGTAGTTCAGGTTCAGGAACTCCTTCGCCAGATTGTAGAGATGGTGGTGATGGTGGTTCAGGAATAGTCATCGTAAAAGAATTAAACAAAGCAAGTGGTGTGTGGTCAATGCAAAGTCAGTTTGCTGCAAGATCTAATGATACATGGCCTGACGGGTCATCAGTTATATCATATAGTTTAAATTATTTAGTAGTAGCTGGTGGTGGAGCTGGTGGTTTTTTTAAAGGTGGTGGAGGTGGAGCTGGTGGTTTTAGAGCTTCCATAGGAAGTCCTTCACCTATAAGTGGATCTGCTTTAAGTTTTACAGATGTTAATGAAGGAGCTTCTTATAATGTAACAATTGGTGCTGGAGGTACATCTACACCAACTCCAAGTCCTCAAGCTGCTGGAACTGGAAGTAATTCAATATTTAACCCAGGTGGTTCTGAAGACAATACAATGATTACAACATCTGGTGGTGGATTTGGTGGTAACCAATCTGCTCCAACTAGTCCTCCAGGATCTGGTGGAGATGGTGGATCAGGAGGAGGTTCATCTGATAATACTTCTCCTGGAGACGTAGGACAATCTAATTCACCACCTCAAACAAAACAACAAGGTAATCCTGGTGGTATTGGTAGAGCGGTCCCTCCGTCTTCTGGTGGTGGTGGAGGTGGAGCTGGTGGTGTTGGATCTGGTGCACCTGGTAATGGTGGAGCTGGTGGACCTGGATTAACAAATAATATTAATAATTCTTGTACAACATATGCTGGTGGTGGAGGTGGAGCTGGAAATGGATCTGGTGGAGCTGGTGGACCTGGTGGTGGAGGAGCGGGAGGAGATGCTCCTAACGGTGTAGGTACAGCAGGAACGGCAAATACTGGTGGTGGAGGTGGTGGAGGTGCACCTGCTGCAAGTCCTCCAGGACCAGGATCGGGTGGTGGTGCTGGTGGTTCAGGAATAGTAATAATAAGAGGTCCGAGTGCTTTAACTTTTGCAGTTTCACCTTGTACAAACGCAACATCTACACACCCAGGTGGGGATAAGTTAGCGACATTTACAGTTTCAGGAACCTTGACTGTCTCTTAATAATTGATATAAGAAAGACATAGAAAGATGAATCTACAAAATTATTATTGGTATTTTAAATCAGCAGTCCCTGCTAGAATTTGTGATGAAATAATTAAATATGGAAAATCTCTTTCTGATCAAATGGCTGTCACTGGTGGTTTAGGTGATAGTAAAAAATTAAATCAATCACAAATAAAAGATTTAAAGAAAAAAAGAGATTCAAATATTGTTTGGATGAGTGATAGGTGGGTGTATAAAGAAATACAGCCCTATGTTCACCAAGCAAATGCAAATGCAGGTTGGAACTTTCAATGGGATTATTCTGAAGCATGTCAATTTACAAAATATGAAAAAGGTCAGTTTTACGATTGGCATTGTGACAGTTGGGATAGACCTTATCAAAGACAAGAAGGAGATCCATCAAACGGTAAAATAAGAAAATTATCTGTGACTGTTAGTTTATCAGATCCAAAAGAATATAAAGGTGGTGAGTTAGAATTTGATTTTAGAAATTTAGATCCTGATAAAAAACCCAACATTAGAAAATGTACAGAAATATTACCGAAAGGATCTTTGGTTGTATTTCCTGGTTTTGTATGGCATAGAGTATGCCCAGTTAAAAAAGGATCAAGATATAGTTTAGTTATATGGAATTTAGGATGGCCTTATAAATGAGCATGACTTTTCCACAAAAATTAAATTTAGAACAATATTTTTCATGTCCAATGTGGTGGGCCGATCAACCTAAATTTGTAAATAAATTAAATAAGGCATCAGACTCTTATATTAAAGCATCACAAAAAAATTTAAAAAAACAAATAAATGAAAGAAATAAAAAGTTTGGAGATAAGGGAGATATGGGACATGTGTTTCATTCAACATCGTTAATTGGTGATCCTAAATTTAAAGACTTACAAGATTACGTAGGTGCTACATCATATAATTTACTAAATGAAATGGGTTTTGATTTAACTAATTTTCAAATGTTTGTAACAGAAATGTGGGTGCAGGAGTTTGCTAAAAAAGGTGGTGGACATCACACGTTACATACACACTGGAATGGTCATATGTCTGGTTTTTATTTTTTAAAAGCTAGTGAAAAAACATCCATGCCAATGTTTGAAGACCCTAGACCAGGTAATGTTATGAATCTTTTACCAGAAAAAGATAAATCAAAAGTCACATATGCAAGCTCACAAATTTATTATAAAGTTCAACCAGGTAGAATGATATTCTTTCCATCGTATATGCCACATCAATACATTGTTGATATGGGTTATGAACCATTTAGATTTATACATTGGAACTGTCAAGCGATACCGAAAGGAGTTTTAAATGTCGTTCAAAAAAAATAAATATAGTGTTTTAAAAAATGCAATATCAAAAGAGTTAGCAAATTTTGTATACAATTATTTTTTAAATAAAAGAAACGTAGCAAAAGTATTGTTTGATACAAGATACATATCACCGTTTACAGAGTATTGGGG